TTTAACCCCAAAGGGAACGTTTTGGTCCATTTAAACATGACAACCCCATGCAGTACGATGCTAGCGCTACAGTGGCATGGGGACTTGGAAGGTAAGTTCGGGAACCGACCGTCCAATGTCCACGCTACTGTAGAAATCCTCCAAAACCAACTGCTCGTCAGGAGTAACACCAAAGGCCCAGTAAAAGCTGGCTCTGGTGACAGGTAGAACCTCCCGAAAGGTCCGCGACATGCCGCGACTGAGGGCGCGCACACCCCATGATTGAGAGTCCTTTGCAGGAGCGTAAAAGGCACCACAACGGTGGTACATCTTGTAAAAATCCTGGAAAATCGGAACGCCCCCACTCATGGATAGCCCACCCTCAGCAACCGCATGCAGCCATCCTCGGAAAAATCTAGAATCAGTGTAGTTGTGAACGCACACAGTGTCCTTGGCTATTGCTGTGCGTGGATGCCTGACCATCAAGTAGTCATGCACCCCCGGCCCAACAAATACTGGGTGCGTCTGACAAAATTCTATAGCCTCGAGAGAATAGCAGGGGGCTTCCACAACCATGCGGAAGCCCATAGCCAAAAACCACTCCTCGAGGCCACAAGAAAATCTTGCCAGGTCATCAGACTCCATAAACACCACACAATCATCCCCATTATTGGCCAATTGTACTCGTACGCCACGACTATCAGCATAAGCTTTAATCATCGAACACATGAGCACACAATTGCCCAGAGACGTATTCATGTCACCACTCATACGCCCACCATTGGTAAAATAGCGTACGCGTCCATCGGCAACATAGCCGACACACTCATTACGCAGTTGCATGCCCAGCAAGCCGGCCAACTGTATCCGATGTTTAACCCATCGGAAGCACTCAATATAAATTGAATGCTCCCAACGGAGCGCATCAACAGACACATGCTGGTCGAACCTACTAGCATCCAAACCAATGGCGACAGGGTTGCGGAACATGCCCCACTTTTGGGACATCAACCGTCCAGATTCCAACGAGTTAACCCCTTTAAAGACAGTGGGATGTCCAAACAATTTGGACAAAGAAATGAAAATTTTCTCCTCAAGCTTGCGCAAATAACGCCCAAGCTCAACATTATACCGGGGACTCCTAGGACTAATCACCCGGGGAACCGGATCCGTTTTGGATGTGAAGTCTGTCTTCTCATACTTAACGAAAACCTTAACATGGGCATCCCTACTATTGAAACTACTCCTCAATAGATCATTGTAGGCATTCGTATAGGTGCGCAGCTTTCGGCCCCGGAAAGTGCTGACAAAAGCAGCACGACTCAACGGGGCGGTCCGTGGCAACACCGCTACCAACGCTTCCCTAACACCAGAAAGTGTGCGGGAAAAATGTCCTGG